CCATAGCAGGGTCTAATGCTACAACATAACTGTATTTTGGATTAGGTTTTTTATACCAACGAGTTTGCCCCATGTTTATTATAGGACTAACGCCCTCCATTTCAGCAAGTTTAATACTGTTAACTAGTGTTTCGTCATAGATTAAGAATTCACAGCCATATTCACGACGAAACTTTTCTTCACCGATACGACCAAGTTCGGCTTTTTTCCATTCTTCGTCGCGGTCTGGATGTTCGTCCCAGTATGCTCTAAATGCATGAAATCCGTTTACACCTACTTCACTTTCGTTGCCATATTCGTCAAATTTTAGTTCTGCTTGTTTCCAAATTGTAGCAAATGTATCTTCGTCGCTGTTTGGTGTACTAGTGATAATTGCTCGGCCACCTGTTGCAAGTGTAGGCGAAATTGAGGTCCAAAACTCTTCTGCAATGTTGGGCTGCACGAACGCAAATTCGTCACAGTATAGCAATGAAATACTCATACCACGTCCTGTGTTACCAGTAGTTGTTTGGCTTACAATACGTGACCCGTTTTCAAATTCAATAAAGCCTTTGGCATAACCAGTTGCACCTGCACGAATGTGATCCGGACAAGTTTCGTAAACATAACGAACACGTTGCATGATTTCTTGTGCGCCGGTATATTTGTGTGCTGCAATAAGAATGGTTTGATCTGGGTGAAACATTGCATACCAGCAAAGATAAATTGCAGCACAAGTTGTTTTTCCTGTTTGTCGAGGCATCATGTTAATGTTAAAACGAAAACTATGATAACTGTGCAATAATCTTAACTGATATTCATAAGGTTCAAACAGCAACTTACCTTTAACAGGATGCTGAATGTAAGCAAAGTGTTTTGCAAAGTGCAAATAACCTTCTTCAGGATCCATACATTTGAGTAAATCCTCAATTTGATTTTCTGTATATGTTTCTTTTTGGTTGGCCTTCTTAACTAAGACCCCGTCTAAACTTTTTCCCATAAAATATTTAGCAATAAAAAAAGCGCCTCTTGGCGCTTTTTGTTACTTTTTAAATGGTGCTTTTTTCTTATCAGCAACAGCCTTTTTCATCGGCTCTTTTTTGTTGCCATCTTTGTCCATATCAAGGAAGTCTGGTTTTGCTGCTTCGTTGGCTTTGGAACGTGCTTCACTGTCTTTCTTCATATCGCGTATTTTTTTATCATAGGCTAGATCGAGACCGCTATCTCTCTTTTTTACAGTTTTTTTGTCTCCACTGTCTAGGGCTTTATCAAGGCTGGCATTTGCTGCCTTAGTATACGATTGTCTAGTTTTACTTGATACTTCTTTAACAGGTGCTTTCTTCTTGTCAGCAACTGCTTTTTTCATTGGCTCTTTTTTGTTGCCATCTTTGTCCATGTCTAAGAAATCTGGCTTTGCGTTCTTTTCGTTCAATGCACGATACAAACGATCTTTGATCGATTCAACAGACATTGGGTTATCACCTTTTGCTGCTGGTTTATACATATTCTTTTCACGATTAATACCGCCGCTCAAATCTTTGGTCATAAACTTATGGTCAGCATATTCTTCGTCTGGCTCGTTGATAAATTCTTCATCAGTTTCGTATTCTGCTTCCATTGCATCCGCAGCCATTGCCATTGGCATTGCTGCCATTGCAGGTCTTGCTTCACCGGATTCGATGTTTGCCAATGCACGAAGCATCTGTGCCATGTCGTGTGCTGTTGGTGCAGATAAGTTTACGCTAACTGGAGTAGACGGTGCAGACGACGGCATAGGACCACACTCAGTTACTTTAGATTTATTCTCGACAGCGTCAAGTTTTTTCAAAATGTCTAACATATTGCTCATTTTTTGTTTCCTAATACACTTTTGGAGTTTTGTGGATCATTGTTAGATTCTACTTTGAAGCCACTTTTTTCACTGCTTTCCTTACGAGCAGTTTCTAATTCTTTTAATAGATCCATTACACGAGTAGTACCTACACTGCCTTGTGCCGAAACACCGCCCATATCCTCTTTGGTTAAAAGAGTTTCATATTCGGTATTTTCTTCTACACTTTGATGTCTTTCTACCGGACTGTCTGGATTTCTAACTATAACATGACTACGTGGCACGCTGCAAGAATGACCGATGTATTCTTGTAGTATTGCTTCTGTCGTTGGATACACAAGATCTACATCAAAGTATGTAACTTCTGTATTTTCTAAGTTTGGAAAATCTAGCGGACGTTCTTGTATTGGTGTTTTTTTGCCTGCTGAAAATGTTTCTACACCGAACTTTTCTAACATTGTCTTTAAACGATCATTGATGCCTTCTGGAAGTTCTCCAGCAAGCCCTATTTTAAAACTATATGTTTTTTTAGATTCGACTAAAAAATCTTGAAATTTTTTCATTGTTAGGATCCTATTATAACTTATTTATCTTTGTTTATTCCTTTAAGGCGTTCTAGCAAACTGTTTCTGTCAGAAACAACATAGCCTTCACCTTCTGTAAAATTGCCATCATTGATTGAATCTTTGTCTTGCTTGTCTTTTTTAAGTTGTAATTCAACCATTTTAAGTTTTTTATCTAGTTTTGCAATCTTAGCATTTAAACTGGTTTGCAACATAGAGTTAGCAACTTCAAAAACTCTGCCGCTGTAACGTGCTTCCACATTCATACCTAGATCCATTAGGTCTTCATATGCTTGCATTGCTTTGTCAGACACCTCGTTTAGTTCAATATCGGCCATTTGTCCAAGGCCGTCAACTGCGGGAAGTGCAGCCGCAATCTTATCAAACTCAGCAATTTCCCTAAAGGCTTTGTCTTGTGCTCGTAGAGCGTCGGGGTCTGATTTCTTTTCTTTAACTTTTTCTTCTTTGATCAATTCTTTTGATTCAGGAAGGTTAAGTAAGTCTTCTAATTTTTTCATAATAGTATCCCATTAAGTACTACTATTATTTATCGTCTAGATCCGTTGTGGAATAGATCATTTTCATTTATAATTCTAAAGTTAATGCCATTTTGTCTGCACCAGGATCTTGCAGCATCCCATTTAATAGAATTGAGTATTGCGTGTGCTTGATTTGTTTTATTTTTTTTGGCTTCTGCTAAACTAGTTTGGTTCATCGGTTTGACTTCAATCAGTTCAGCCTGTTGTTTACCGTCAGCATCAGTATATGCAATAAAAAAGTCTGGAACATAAATTGTATTTTTTCCAGTAAAAGGATTTTTGTAAGGAATCTTAATTGCTTCACTTGCCCATTTGTTAATGCTTGGATTGTTATCACAGAATTGCATAAACGCAAATTCCCAACTACTGCGATATGTTGGATTTCTTTTACCAACATATTTGTCAGGATTCTTAACAGTGTATTTTCCTTGCGCCCACTTAGCCATTAGTATAGTATATTTCTTGCTTCTACTTTGTCGTAGTTAACTTCTGCTTTGTAACCAAGTTTGCTAAGTTTAGATCTGTTTGCATTTAAGATAGCAGTAACCAAAGTGCTTAGTTTAACTTTGTCAAACCCTTCTAGAGTATCTAATAAAGAATTAACATTAACTCCGTCAGCCTTTGCCTGTTGTAATAATATAGTAGATACACTAATTGCTGCTAATTCGTCGAATCCTCTTTTTCTAAAAAAGCCAATCACTGAATCAACTTGACTACTGGAATAAGCAATTTCGCTTGAGAAATATCTATTGAACAACAATCTTGTTGCTTTAGAACTATCGTTGTTTTCTTGTATATTTGTAATACTTGACATTGCTATCTCTTAAAATGATTTTCGTTTTGTTTCGGTAACTGCTGTTGACGCAGGTTTTTTAGGAAACAATAAATTACCTATTGAATTACTTAATACAGATTCAAGTATTCCGCTTGCTTCTTGCTTGACACCTGCTTTAGATAAATTTTGATAATTGTTGAGTGTGTTTGCACCGTTAATAATTCCAGCAAGTATGTTGCCTTGTGAAAAACTGTCTATGGTATTGTTTAATCCTGCAATAACACCGCCGCGACCAAATATACTTGTGGTGCCGCCGCCTATTGTAGATAGAGGACTAGGTGTTTTATCGTAGTGTTCTTGAGCAAAATTTTGTGGAACATTTCCTACTTCAACATAACCTCTTGAGTATTGTACCGATTCGTATGAAACACTCAATCTATTAATACTAAATTCGGAATTTTCCTGACTTACTGCATCATGCTCAAAGTTGTCAATATACGGATTAATCAGTGTAAAACAAGTATAGGATGCTCTTGCATTTCTTGGATGCAATTGATAAATTTGTATGCTATTAAAGAACGTATAACGTTTGTTTGGTTTGTCTAGGCCAAATCTATATCGCTGTGAATCTGTATTCCAATATATTGGATTTATACCATTAACACCCTTTAAGTATGCAGGAACAGTAGTTGACGGAGTTCCGTCGGTTTCTCTTCTAGTATAATTACTGTCATTGTAGTAATATCTAAAATAACTTTCCCAGAGTAAAGATGTTAATCCTGCGTTGTCGTCATGAAATTCTATAGTTACTGGTTGATATTGCACACCGGTTTGAATAATCTTTTTTCTGTTGTATTGGTTAACTGTTTGTGTTTGCATACGATATTTTGGCAAGTCTGAACTTCTTGCTAAAATGTTAATTTCACTTCGGTAAGGATATAACGTATCACTGATTGCATAAGGATTAATATTTAATACAACATGATAGAGATGTTTAAACTTTGGAGCAAGACGCATGTTGTTGTCAACATAAAGTCTTGCCGCATGTTGGTAGTCTCCTAAGTTGCCTTTAGGATTTTGTACAGAGTTAAAAAAGTTATCAAAAAAACCGTTGAATATCGACATACTGTATTTATCTATTCGATTAAGTGCATAGATAATAGAAAAGGAGGAATAATATCCTCCTTTTCATGGCAATCATTTTATTTGTTATTAGCGGCCAGCGCCAGTTGCGGCAGTGCTTACATTACGTCCGACTGTTGTGCCTAGGCCAGTGCCAGTTGGAGTTTGTACAGCGTTGTCGTATTGCATAGTTAATGCAATTGTTACTGGTTCGCTTGTTGCATAGTTTAGTGTATTATAGTTTGCTTCACTAATGTAGCAACCATAGCACTCCCAAGTTTCAAGAACAGTAGGTGTAAATGCACCGTTGCCGCCATCTAGAATTTCGATACGAGTTAAGAACTTGTAGTCAATACCTGATGCAGCACTTGCTTGTTCCATGAAATCAAATTGCTTTTGTAGTTGTTCACCAACAAGTTTTTGAACGTTGTTGTTAACATCTTCACGTAAGTTAAGTGTTAGTGGGTTCCAAGTATGCTTACCTGCTAGGTTTACTTTTGAGTTGTAAACATGAACTTCCATGTTTTCAAATGTTAAGTTTGGTCTTGTTACATCCATAACCTGCTTTGTAAGTTCAGTTGTTGGAGTACTGACACCAAAGTTTTCAAGCGTAACACGAAAGCGGTATTGAAGTTTTGGCATTAGCAAACCTTGACTGCTTGCGCTGTCGTTGGTTGCTAGTGGAACAGTTAGTTTTGTTAATGATGAGATTGCCATATATTATTAACTCCTTATTACAAGTATTTATCAATTGTAGGGGGTATCTTTCAACCCCCTATAATCTTAAAGACCTGCAATTTCTCCTGTGTTCTTAAGACGTAGCGGAATATAAATAAATTCAATTGCCTTAACTGGTTCAATTGCAATATCTACATACAGTTCGTTTCTATCAATTCTACTTGGTGTGTTGTTTGTTTCATCACACACAACTAGATAGTCGTAAAGTGCTCTTAAGCCTACAAGTTCAACCAATAGACTTTCTACCTGCTGTTTGATTTCATCGCGTGTAATTTTGTCGTTTGGTTCAAATATATAAGGCTTTGCAAGTGTTTTTAATTGGCTGCGTAGATAAATTACAAGACGTGCTACGTTAACTCTATCTAGAGCACTTGCATTTCTTGCACGAGTCTTTTGACCATAAACTACAAGACCTGCACCGTTAAGGAACGTGATTGGGTTAACGTTGTTTTGGTACAATGTGTCTCTTTGTCCAGTGTTAAGAGCAGTGCTTATAAATTCACCTTCACTGTTTAAGTAACCTGTTGCAGTTGCGTTAGTTACACCACCGCGACGTGTACCAGCAGGAGCAAACCATGGATATGCAACTTGGTCATTGAGTGCAATAACACGCAATACCATGTGACTTGGCGGTACAACAATGTTGTTGCCTGCATTATCGCTACTAAAGCCCCATGGATAGTAAACACCTAGATATTCGTCTCTGCTTACTAGTCCGGAGTCGTTATCCTCTACGGCGCTGTTAACGTTGGTTGCCCAGTTGCTAATTGCAGTTGTAGTCGGTTGCAATCTTGCAGGACTATCACCAACAACAAACGCTGTTAGGCCTCTGTCATTATTTAGACTAATCAATTCACCAATTAGTTCTGGATATCCAGGGCAAGCAATTAGGTTGAATATTCTTGATTCATCATCTCTAACATCCTGATTGCTGTTTACACTTGCTTGTAGAGAACGTACAACTACTTTGCGTTGTGCATTTAATCCAAACGATCCTGAACCGTCGTCATTGTTTTGTGATTCAGTAACCCAACGGTGTGGATAGTAACCACTCATTGATTCGTCACCGACTCTAGTATTTTCACCATCAATATCGATGTAGTTACGCTCAAAACGCTTCACGTTAAATCCGCTGCGACGTAGGTTCCATAGCAACATACCGCGTGGGTATAGTGACGGATCTGGTGCATCAGGATCGAGATAATCACTCTCAAGTAGTTCTGTGATTTCGCCAGCAACATCGCTGTTTGCGCCAGCAGTGTTATAACGTGCATCAGCAAATAATACACCGTTTTCAGTTGTTTGATCAGTTTTATCAATTAGTACCCATTTGCTGGTTACACTGCTATAACGATAAATTTGCGGATAGTTTTGTATGTCTGCGGTAGAGATCCATAGATCACCGTCAACTAAGTTGCTGAGATCTGAACGGTCGCCGTTTATAGGTTCTGATGCGCCAACAATAGGTCCGGCTGGGTCAGTTAGAGGATAAACTTCTCTATATCCCTTCCAAATAGTGCCGTTGTGTACCATGATGTCAACTTCGTCATTAACACTGCTATACCATAGAGCACCATCTGCAGGAATAGTAGTAGGTGCAGTATCTTGTGCGTCATAAACCAACGCCTTCCAAAGTGTTGCTACAAACTGCTTTGGCGAAGTACTAACATCAGTGCCTGGTACAAAGTATAGATTTGTAGTTGTTGTTGAGATTGTTGCATCAAATGGTGTAAAGATATTATCAAAACCGCCAGTAGTATCAACTATTCTAATTTCTCCGCCAGTTGCATGTGAAATTACAACTCTGTTTTGACTATCAACTGTTGCTGTAATATTTGTAAATCCTGCACTGTTAATAGCATTTGCTAATGTATCTGCGTCTGTTCCTACGTTTCCTGAAGTAAACGAGATAGTTTTAGTAGTTAGCGTACTAACCCCTGTTGTACTTTCTGACATATCAAATGTGAAAGTACCAATTGGGAAAGAACCTACTGCAACTCTGCTACTAGTAATAGTAGTTGCACCTGAACCATTTTTTCTAAAGATTTTAAAATCTGCTAGAGTATTAGTAGCCTCTGAAGAATTATACTGTATGTATAGAGATCCTTCGGCAATGTTTGCGCCGCCACCAGTGCTGTCTAATCCATAAATGGCTGAGTGATTAGTTGCGTAGATTGGAGAGTTAATTTTTGTCCACGAATCTGTATCGGAACTGTAACGCTTAACATCCCAATTTGCACCTAGATTTGGAGTTGTAATCTTAACCCAAATAGAACCTGTTGGACGTGGCGAAACGTCTGCTGTTTTAAACGCAGGAACTTGTGTGTGAGGTGATACTTGAATTGATGGTGGATAATATAATCTAGGCTGTGTAATGCCCAGTGCAGAAAATGTTGCATCATCACCAAATAGTTCAATTACATCGCCATTTGAACCGTTATAGAAAAGATTTAGTCTACCGTTTGTAACACTAGCAGTAATACCATCTGCTACTAGTGCGCTGTTTGCATTTATGTCTGCTGCTAGTTGTGCTACAGTTGTACCTGTTGTTATGATTTCATAAAGTGTTGCACCACTACTATCTGCTGTTAGACTGATTCCAAAAACTTTTCCAGTGGTTAGTGTTGGATTAGCAATAGACGCAGTTACAAATGGAAAACTTGCTTTCCACGCTGCGCTTCCAACTGCAACCCAAGTACCTGCAGAATTCTTATACCATAGTTTATTAGTATTTGTAACAGCAACAACAGCATAGTCACCAATTGCACCTACACTACCTTTTGGTGTATAATTTGCACCACTGAAGTTAACTACTTTGGTTGTGTCTGTGATAACCAACGGAACTTTATTTACAAATGT